TCCTTGTTCTTTTTCTTTCTTGCTAATGAGATTCTCTCCGTGTATCTCAAAGCCTACATTATTTGGTAAGCTACGAAATTTTACAGGCTCATCCAAAGGTGTAGGTCTACCTCCTGTTTCTACCTCTTTTACCTTAGAGATAATAATGTGGTTGTACATCCATTCGGTAGGGTGAGATTTATAACGATGTATCACTATAAAGTCATCTGCACGGTTCACCCACTTACCCCCCGACTCAATATCTGCTGCGCTTGGTGGTATAGGCATACCTGCATACTCGTGTCCTTGTGGGTGTTTCATACGCAAGGCAGAAGTAACTGCGTGAGCGCATAGCCATATACTTACATTGTGTTGCTTTGCCCAATTCCTAAAGTGGGTAGCCACCTCATAATCATACTCGTGACCTCCAAGTGTTTTGTACATCTCCTTGTCCTTTGCTAACGAGTTGTAAGGGTCAATCATAAAACCATCAAAGCCTTCTTCGTGGTAGATGTCTGTAGCCTCCTCTAACAACTCAGCATAGGTGTACATCTTCTTATCCGTATCAATAATAACAAAGTATCGTTGGATAAGGTCTTGAGCCATCATAAACTCATCTTCTTCTATTTGGTTTATAGGCTTACCCAAGAAGAACTCGCTAACCTTTTTAATGAGAGATACAGGTGTGTTCTCGGAACTAAACACCAACCACCTCAAATCGTTTCTTATTGCTTGTAGCAACATTAGATATAAGGTGACTGAAGTCTTACCGACATTAGCGTGTCCCAGAACTACATTAAAGTTTCCTCGTTTGAATCGGAGGTATTGGTCAAGATTCCATTGACCGAACTTGATGCCTTCTTCAACCTTGCCCATTCGGACATCATCAAGCTTACCGAACACATCGGCATAAGATATTTTTGACATAGTGTTATTGGATTTTTTTAAGAGTACAAATTTGAGGGTCTTTCTCGTACCACCAATAACTTTTACCTTCTTTATGTTTGTTCTCTATAAGGTAAGTATCTATAAACTCTAAAACCTCGTTAACATCTGCTTGACTATGATAACCAATCCAATTTTCTGGAGAGTGAAACCACTCGTTGACCTTTGTATCTCTTTTCATAGCATCTTCTGATGAACCCAAGATATGTGTTTTGATATCCTCCTCTATCAAACCTGCGACTTTACCTATGCTTTGCCATAGTCCTACAATCTTTAGTTGTCGTAACTTATAGTCTTTCTTGTAAAATTCTAACCTCTTCTTAATATCATTAGTAATACCAATTTTGTATTGGGGACAATGAGCGATGTCTTTAAAGTTTTCGCATTCTAATAGGTACAGATATTTCTTGCGTAGTTTCTTTGGAACGCCTTCCCATTTTTTAGACATAGTGTTTCAAGAGTTAAAAAGGGAGCGCATTGCGCCCCCTTCAAATATAGGTATCTTTTTAGAATGGCAAACCTTCAGCATCCACAGGTTGTGGTTCTGCTTTTGGTTGGGCTTCCTGCCTTCCTGCAAAGTGTTGCTCTTGAGATGTTTGAAGCTCCGCTTTCTTCATCACCCAATCAACAAAGGTCTGTGCATTTGCAATAACTTGTTGAGGTGTACCACCTAAATCTGCTGCTGCTTTTAATGCCGTTTGTCTAACAATCAACTCATCCTTAGATGAATTAGTCTTAACAGATGCACTACCATTAGAAGATGGTGTTACATTTGCAAACTGAGGGTTTACAGGTTTAACCGTAAAGTAGGTTTTGCCTTGATACTCTCTACCAATGTATTCGTAAGTAGCCTCTTGACCTACTACAAACTTTGTTTGATGCTCGGACTTGGAATTGTACTTCCCATTGTCTCCGTTCTCAAATGTTACATAGAACCCATATAGAGTTCCGTACTGCCCTTCGTAGGGCTGACCTGCGGACTTGATGTCCTTAACGACTGATGCTTTAGTCATATCTATTTAATTTAGTTAATAGTTCAAAGTTAATAAAAATGTTAATCTCGTGCAAATGCATCTCTTAGTCTAACTTCAACTTCACAATAATTCTTTTCAACCGTAGAGTCAAAAACGATAGTGAGCTTGTTATAATGTTTAGGAGAGTCATCAGCAATCCATTCGTTAGCAACGAGAGTATCAGCAACAAATTTTGAAACAAGTACATTATTGTCCACATCGGTACGAGCATTGTACCTAATAAAGATAGACATACCCTTTGCAATATGGTGGTCGTAACGAGCCAATTCTTTTTCAATGATTTTTTTATACTCATCTTTTTTCTTTTTTCTAAATGTCCAATGCTTACCTGCGTATAGCGTATTAAGACTTACGGTCTTCGGTAGTTTGAGGTGTAGGGTTAAAAGTTTCTTCATACTGCAATTCTATTTCTAAGTGATGGATTGCTTTACGCAAGTCTTGAGCTTTAGGGTTGTTCTCTTTCTTACCTGCTCTAAGTAGGTAGGCGATAGCCACACCAATGTTATACGAATCTCTTGCAAAGTCCATACACACATCAAAGGCTTCAATGCCTTTATACTTTCCGTGATAATAAGGAGGTGTCAATTTCTTGTTGGTGGTACTTGGCGAGTCTTGACTCACTTCTTGCTCCCCAGACCTTTCGGTCATCGTAGAATCCAAAGTGTAGGTAAAAGTGGTCTTGCTTGGTGATTTCGTTGATTTCATATGTTTCTGGATACTCGGATACACTATATCTCGGTTTGTGTTTCATTAAAGTTATCTCTCTTTGGTTTTAAAGGTTTCCATTGATTTTGACAAATGCATTGCAATCTCTAATGCTTCGTGTTTCCATCTTGTGTTCAATATCTCACATTCGCATTTATTGTAGGGTATTCTTGCAATCTTGTATTTTTCACCCCATTCTTCAGTTACTATATTCCAAGCTAATTTACTATGTGAGTGTACTACTTTTGTTTTCATCTCTCTTTGGTTTTAAAGGTTTTTCTTGTAAGCGTTAAACATTGCTAAGACACTATCAGCATCTATCTCCCTACGAGAGAAGTCTCTAATGATAAAGTTCTTTAGGTGATTGAGTTCTGTCTCAAGAGCTTCAACTCTTGCTTCACACAGGTCTAAGTATTGGTCTTTAAATGATGACATAGGATTAATTGTTATTGGATTCGTAAGTAGCTACTATGGTTTCTAATGCTTTTGGTTTAAGATTGTCGCATAACCACTCTATAAGTTCTTGAGGGTTTTCTGCTGATGTTGATAACCATTGAGCATACCACTCAAATATCTCCTGTAGTTGTTCTGGTGTTTTATCCACTTTGTAAATGTTTTGATTTGTTACGAATGTAATAAAAAATAATAAACGAAAAAAAGGGGCAACGCCCCTTATATTATTTTGTATTCAATTTTATAAATTCTTGAATCGCATCTGTTAAGTAAGAAGATTTTAAGTAAATCTCTTGATTCCATTTGCTTTGATTCTTTGGCAAAGCCTTCATCTCTGCTTTCTTTTGTAAGAATACTTCCCAAGTAGGGATTTCTAAAGTGTAAACAATTTGTTGTGACATTGTAATAAGTGTTTTGGTTAACAATAGTGCTAATATACACAAAATTATTTACATACAACAAAGAGATAAAAAAAAAGAGGCGAGTGCCTCTATATATAATATATCTATATCTCTATATATTATAATAGACCTATAGGTCTATATCTATATATCTATATATTATATAACTACTATATCTAATATCTCTATATATATAATATATATAAATAAAAAAAAGAAAGGTGGGTTACCCCACCAACTTAAAACACTTTCTTTTATTAACCACTTGTGAACACAAGCAGTCTTAAGAGCAGAGGCTATTTAGAATGATTCTAAACTACTTAACCTTACCTCTCTTATCTAAAGAGCGTACTGCAAAGTAACCTCCTACAACCGTTACACTTAACATATTCCATAGTTGTATCCAAGCAGAATCAACTTCTACCCAACCAAGACCATCAAAGAAGGTCATAATAACCAGAAAGGCTACCACTACAATTAGGGTTAATGGTCGTACATTTTTAGAGAGCCAACTATCACTCCCCATATCAGCTTTCCACCTTGAACTTATCTCGGCTTCAATAGAGGCTCTTACAGCCTCTTTCTCTTCGGGAGTGGATACATACCTATCCACAACATTAGAAACGGCTTCTATCGTGTCCTGTGCGCCTTTTCCGAGCAGTTTTGTTATTAGTCGGGTCATTACAATCTTTTTTACAAGTACATTCCTTTGGTTCAATACTGCACCACTTAACTACCACAGGCTTCGCAGTCTTCAGGGTTGTCAATGTTGCAAGTAGGTTGTTGGGTGTCTGTAAGGTCTTGGATAAAGCTATCTAAGCTATCGTTGTCGTGGGTGATGTTCATTTAGTTTTCTTTATTCATTAGATACCATCTCTGGGCAGTATATCCGATTGAGGCAATTAACAAAACAATCTTTAAGGTCGCTTCTAAATTACTGAACGATATCGCCATCGTAGAGACATTCATCAAATATACTTTTAAATCTGTAGTATTCATCTTGCTTACAATTATAATTCCGTTTGAACATCAAATGATGGACAAGCCTTACTGCTAAATTCATTGTGACCGTGAATAGTAACACCCTCGTAAGTATCCGTAAGAGATAGTAAGAGCTTTTGCATTGCTATCTTTTGTGCAGCAGTTCTTGTGTCTTTCGGCTTCATATCCTCATCAACACCTCCTACATAACAAACACCAATACTATTAGCGTTATGCCCCTTGCAATGCGCTCCTGCTCTATCTATAGGTCTACCCTCTTGAATAGTACCGTTAATCAAAATCACATAATGATAACCGATATCACTCCACCCTCGTTTGATATGCCATTGGCGTATAGTATCTAAGGATACATCTCTACCTTCTGGAGTTGCAGAGCAATGAATTATAACCTTGTTGATATCTCTCATTAGTCTATACTATTAGGAAACCAATCATCACTAAGTGATTCCACTAAAGTTAGTTCTGCATCATAATTAGGATGCTTGAGTATTGCGTAATCTGCTCCGTTAGGATGTTGGTGTATTATTGCCCAATTGATACCTCTATCTTGATTGTAAGATTCACCAATTGTTACTTGATTATCATAATCAAAGCATTGTGGATATGTTCCTTTATAGTAACTCATTATGGCGTAAATACTGAATAGAAGTCGTTAATTTGAGTAATCACATTAGATGAGGTGCTTTCTTGGTCGTTATCGTAAATAACAAACTCTTGAATATATCCATCGTAGTAAGATACACTACTACCCATTTGTTTAATTTTCACATCTCCCGTACTTGTTGTAGCTGAAATATCGTAAGTATCCCCATTCATTTTAGCTAAATACTCATTGCTTGAATTTCTACCGCCAAACCATATCCTTTGATTACTATAAGGCAAACTAACACTATAAAGCTTTTGCGTTCCCGCTAATTTTAGTTGGAATCTAAAACTCAATAAAGTGAAATTGCTTGATTGGTCGGAAGAATCAAAACCCCTACCAGCATTAGTATTAGAATTGACTTGATAAAAACCTAACGCACCGCTTATGATATGCTCGTTATTCACTTCCATAAAGTCCGTGCCATCATAGTAAAGGGCGGGTTTGTTGTTTATAGTGTTCATCCTCGTTCCGCTATGTATTTGAGGCATTGCGCTAAAAGTGGTTTGTACCATATCTTCACCGCTACCGCTTTGGTCATACACTTTAGAAACATAAACAGGGTCACCATTTTCAGCTATAGTATTGATTGCCGATTCATCTAATACATTATTTGAAAAACCTATATCTTCAAAAGTCAATCCATCTTGAGTAACCTCTATACAAGAACCGCTATAGGTAGAGCTTAATTGTCTCATTGAATATCCTGCTAATACTCCTGTGCTATAATCGTCAAATAAGAAGTCAAACGCTGATGCTACTTGAGCAGTAGATGCACTACTTGCAGTATCACTTCCTGC